ATTTTGCAGACGAACGTTATCAACAACATATCTGGGTAGACATAGTTGGATCTGAGATTATAAGCAAAAAAGATACAATTGAAGAAAGACATAAGTTTCACAAAGTTAGACAAATGAGTCCATTTGGAGGTACTATTCAAGGCGACTCGGGAAGTAATAACTATGGTGCTATTTGGACTCCGCCTGCACCAGGTACAGAAGTACTAGTTGCATTTACTGGTGCCGAACAAGAAGGCTTTTTATTAGGCGTACTTCCTGATATTAATCGGAATGCTATGCAAGGCGGATATCCTGCAAGTCCTGACACATTAGAAGGTGATGTACAAAGTGCATATGATCACCACGTTTCAAAAAAGCATGATGGCACTAGAAGAAAGCACCCAGTATCGCAAGGTATTGCAATACAAGGACTTGGGTTAGATGCATACAGAGGACATTCTAGTAGCGGTGCTAGACGTGAATCGCCGAGCAGACTAAGCGGGTTTAACAGTCCAGGTGGACATAGTTTAGTATTAGATGATGGTACCGAATCATATAAAAAAGGTACAAACTTTGTACCGGATAAAAGTCGTAAAGATGGCGAAAATAATTTAATCAGATTGCGTAGCGGACGTGGCGCACAAATACTTTTAAACGACAGTGCAGGTATTGTTTATATTATTAACCAAAACGGAACAGGCTGGGTTGAAATAGATCCAGACGGAAACATTGATGTATTCAGTGAAAGTAATATTAGTATGCATGCCAAAGAAAGTATAAACTTTTACGCAGGCGATGAATTTAATGTTGATGCTGAAACTATTAATATAAGAGCACGTGGTGATGGCGGTATAAAAATGGAATCAACTGTTGATCAAATACAGCTATTTGCACAAGATGATATGAAACTTTGTACAAAAAGTGTTATGCATTTACGTGCAGGACCACACATGAAAGCAACAGCAGACTTAATAGATTTAAATGGACCTCCTGCAACATGTGCTACACGACCTACGGTAGGATCATTAGCTGTTAACAGAGAAGTAAAAGAATCGATAACAAACCGTGTACCAGAACACGAACCTTGGGGAGGACACGCTGCACAGTCTGATAAAATTGCTGCACAAGCAAAAAGTGATCCTGTAGATCCAGACGAAAATGACTTTAGCTTAGGAAGTAGTTCTGGAGCAAAAGGCGGATACAGAGGTGGTAGCAATGTTAGACGAGACGCACAAAAAGAAGATGAAAAAGAACGTGCAAGCATTTACTCTGATCAATACATTGACCAACATATAGACAGAAACAGTATAGATATTCAAACTACACAAGGTCCACAAAACGGTAGAGGCGGCAGACGAGGCTCACGTTTAGGTCAAATTGCACAAGCACCGGGGCAACCAAACACTGTGCCAGATGCAAACTTATATTATGATAGATCTCCTGGTGTAGATACAATAGCCCTAGTAGGAGAAGCTCGTACATTTGAAGGAAATTCAAATCCACGAACTCGTCGAGCTTGGAAAAGCGATGTAATGATGGAAGCTAGAGATGACTTACGTAGGAATGTATAATGTTAACTACTATTGAAAATCAATATAAAACTATATGGACAGATTTTACAGTATTAGACGAAGCTAGTTTTAATACTGAACTTACTATTGAAACAATAGAAATTTCTGATCTGGGAAAACTTGCTGCACTAAACTTCGGCAAGTACGTTGGCTATGACGGCTTTGGCTACGGTGAAGGAGCAGTTAGTCGTGGTATTACAGAACAAGAAGCATACAATGTATGGATTGATCAATTTGAAAAACAATTACAAGTCTATAGACGACAATTAAAATCATATGGCATAACAGAACTACCGCAGTGTGTTTATGACGGTCTTATGCTTTACTTTTGGGCAGTAAACAAAATTCATTTTGTATACGCAAACGAAACAACTTACGATATGAGACAGTATATTATAGATAAAGACTGGGACACAGTTGCTAGTATGATGATGAGAAGCAAATATAACAAAGAACAATGCATCAAAGCTGCAACAATGTTACGACTAGCAGACTACGGAAAAAATAAACCTCGTAGTTGGTTTAGAACTCAAGGCATACATGAAATGCGAAGTAATAATGAAACTGCACTATATTCACAAGAAGAACTTAAAAGAGCAAGATTTGCATACTATGCTGAAACTAGACAGTTTTTACCATTTACTCCGGAAGGTAATAAAAGGCAGTTAGTAAAAGAATATGAAAATACATTACTAACTAACAAGTTTGTATATGATGGAACCACAACTACATTTACTATTCCAGCAGCTCCTAGTATGAGTCCAGTAGAAAAATTAGAAGTTTACATAAATGGCGATTTGGTTCAAAATATATTTGATTATACAATTGTTGGCACACAAATTATTGTAACAAAATCACTAAAAGACCAAGATATTATCAACACCATTATAAGAATTTAATAAATTATATTAGCACATAATTTATGGATAAATATTATTATGGCAACATATATCGGATATAGTTCAATTGGACAATTAGCAGAAAGTAGAATCCTTACAGATAAGGATTTAGCAAAGCGTGACTTAACAAACCACTTTTACACTCGTCGTGGTGAAAGAGTGATGAATCCAGGATTTGGATGTATAATTTGGGAAATGTTATTTGAACCAATGGATTCTTACACAGAAAGTGTAATCAAAGAAGATGTGGAAAGAATTATTAATAATGATCCACGTTGGAATTTAATTAGTACCTTTTTACAAAAACCAGATGATCACACTATTAATGTTCATGCAAAAATAGAATACGTTGATACAGGTACAGCAGAAGAACTATATCTAAATTTTGTAGGTGAGATAGCATAATGGCACAAGGCGCAAGACAAAGCAGTTTATTTGCTGCAGAAGACTTTAGTGTAATATACGAAAGTTTTGCACAAGCAAATTTCCAAGCATATGATTTTGACACCATTCGTAATACAATGGTAGAATACATAAACAATAATTATCCAGAAAACTTTAACGACTGGATTAGTTCAAGTGAATTTGTAAGTTTAATGGAACTTATGGCATTCCTTGGACATAACTTAGCATTTAGAAACGACTTAAATGCTCGTGAGACTTTTTTAAGTACTGCTGAGCGTAGAGAAAGCGCCTTACGTATTGCAGAATTTTTAGGATATACACCTACCAGAAATGTCGTTGCTAGCGGATATTTAAAAGTAAACAGTATTAAAACAACAGAAGAAGTTTACGATGTAAATGGCAACAGCCTTGCAAACAAGTTTGTACAGTTTAGTGGTACAAACAATCCAGATACTTATCAAAATTTCTTAACTGTTATGAATTCAGTATTACAAAACAACAGTCAGTTTGGACAGCCGTTTGCTAAATTTACAGATAGTAATAATATACGTAATGAAATTTATAGAACTAACAGTTCAAATAATGAAATTGTTTTTAATTTTACAGGGAAAGTAAACGGCGGTAGAGCAGCATTTGGTGCACACAGTGTTTACTATAATCAAACACTAGGAAAGTTAGAAGAAAAAGCACCTAATCCTTATGGTGTTATAGATTTGTTGTATCGTAACGACAATAGTAGTACAGACAGTGCAAACACTGGATTCTTTATGGGATTGAAACAAGGTACACTAGAGTTTAAAGATTTTAATATTGAAAACGGTTTACCAAACATGGTAATAGATGTTAATTCAGAAAACATTGCTAACGGTAACATTTGGGTACAAACAATCGACGAAGCAGGACAAGTTCTTAAAACGTGGACACAAATTGACAGACTATATGGATTAAGTGCAGTTTATAATAGTTTACAAAATAATCAACGTGACATTTATACAGTATCTAGCAGAGAAAATGATCAAGTAAGTATTGTTTTTGCCGACGGTAACTTTGGTAATATTCCACGTGGAACAATTCGTGTTTGGTACAGAACAGGTCTTAACTTAACTTATAGATTATTACCTAGTGACATTGGTAACACTACTATTGTATTTGATTATGTAGGACATGATGGTACAACGTATAGAGCTACACTAGATTGTAGTTTAAAAGAAACTATAAACAATGCAAGTGCAAGAGAAAGTATTGACAGTATCAAAGCAAATGCAAGTAGATTTTTTGCTACACAGGATCGTATGGTCACAGCAGAAGATTATAGCATTTATCCACTCACTGTTAGCAACAACATTAGAAAAATTAAAAGTGTAAATCGTATTCATAGCGGACACAGTCGCTTTAGAGATTTTAATGACCCAACAGCAACATACAGCGATGCAACTCAATATTTTGACGATGGTTATTTGTATACAGATGATGTTACTAGTCGTAAAGTTGTTAACTTGCCAACAAATTTAAACAGTGAAGCATTATATCAACAGCATTTGAGACCTTTGCTAGATAATGCAGAA